TCATATCTTCTGTTTTGAGTATATAAAGTTAAATTCTTTTGCCATCTTTTTCCAAACATAATGCCAGTGCATTGCCTCACCTCGGTTAATAAGTTGCTTAGCGACCGACCATGGAGCTTTATCTATAATGTGCATATATTCCTCTTGAACTTCACGTTCAATTTGTGCTAAACGTGATTTTACCTTGTAAACATCAGGCCATCCATTAACAGGACGCTTCATAACGAAATTATATCGCCTTGTTGCCGCTCTTATCTCTGACACATTACCTTTAATAGCAACATATATATCACCTGGGCTAAATGAATTACCAATGCTTTTGAGATGTGATTCAGGATATTTCCACGCTCTTGGATGATTATGGGTCACAACTTTATCTTTAAATTGGTGAATTATATCTCCAACTTTTACACTGTATTGCTCACCAGATTTTGACACGATTAACTGACCGTTCTTATCAAAAGCAAATAACTCTTCATGCGTCTTGATATTCCTTATTCGGGCCTCAGTGTTTTCAAGTGTGATAGTTGGCTTCTGAACCGGTGCTTTAGGAATAGTTTTCACCACTGGCTTAATCACTTCCTTGCTTCCCATCTTAGGAACAAACTGGCCCTTCTTTAAGTCGAAATTATCACGTAACCAATAAGGCTGACTCTTCCATCCTTTAAAGCGTTCGGTGTTATCAGCAATGTATTTACGTGCGTTTTTAGGCAGTGTCTTAACATACTGCTTACTTGCATCCAAGTCACCGTGTAAATGCTTCACAAAGTCATCCTGCGATAGCAAGACAGGTATTGAGAAACAAATACAATTCGGGTGCCAGCCGCCAAATTTATATTCCTTTGGGTATTGGCCGGCCATATAATCACAAATGTCTGTTATGGGATGAGCATTGGAGAGTTTCACCTCAACACCAAGTACTGTTTCATTCTCTTTCCATCGCTCATGATCAGAAAAACGATAAGCCATATTTGTTTCAGTGCGTGAAATACGTAAGGCATTACGATAAGCCGAACGATAAACCCCTTGTCCGGGATGATAGTTTTGAGCAGGGTAGGAGAGTCTTAATTTGCCTGTCTCCGGATCCAGAACACGCCTGAATCGGGCATCAGGGTTTTTAAGGTATTGCCTTAAATCACGCGATATCTCGGTGGCACTTCTGCCGGTGGCAATTCCACCTTCAAGAAACAACTCAATATGCTCTTTATTCTGCTTGGCTAAATTCCAAACACGATCAGATAAACCTAAACCAACCGCTTTACGTTTTTGAAAGGCTGTTAAAGCTTCGGCATTACGTGTGAATAACCCTTCTTTGATAGTGGAGGATAAACCCATTCCTTCAATGTACTTTTTAAAGATGGTATCATTCTTCATGTCACTGAGGTTCCACCCAGCCATCTGTTCGGCTTCAATAATATCTAATACATCTTGATGAAAGGTGTCCAGCTCCATTTCAATAGCATTCTCAATTCGCGAATTGCGAAGCCAAACAGAGTTTCGGTTGTTGGTGGTCCATCGGGTCAATTGAGGACTTACACGAGCCACCAAACGGTTAAAGGCGTTATTAATTAACGCCTCATGAGCAATCAACCGTTGAATAAGTTGTTTCTCGTAGTTAGATATGGTTTTTGTGAGTACCGGCATTATTGATGACTTTCAATCATTCCTTTGCCTTGTTGAGAAGCAAGTGTTTGTTCTTCCTTCTTAATCTTTGTCACCTCATCCGACTTATCTTTAACTATTGGGTTATTATCAACCGCTGTTTCGGTACTCATAATACCGTCAGATTTCGCTTTACCAAGTGTCTCAAGCCATTCTTTAACATCATCAGGAAGAGGACTCTTGTAGGTTACTTCAATGTCGTTCTCTTCTAGCTTTTTAGCATGTTTCTTTTCAACAATAGTGGAGATACCAGCTTTTACAATAGACACCATGCGTTGCACTGCTTCACCGAATATTTCCATCTTATCCGATGCGTTAAGAATTGCATCCAAGAACATGAGTTTAAGAGCAATACCTGAAATTGCACCAAGGCCTTTCATATTATCAAATGATAAGTCAGGAGTAGCGGACATGGAAAATATACCACCCCATACTTGTTCAAGCTCTAATTTGATTGATTCAGGTGTTTGATCCCAAGTGAGATATTCAGCATCACCATGCTCAGTTTTGCCGTTATCTAACGAACGTTTCATTTGAAACTTCACCATCTTACCAATCTTGTCTTTACCTGGTAATGATTCAGGATCACCAAACAGTTTAAGTATAGGCTCAGAGAAATAATCATTAGTATCAGCAAGGCGTGATATACGCATTTCAAACTCATCAATTAAACCGGCCACATTCTCCCATTCGGGTTCGTCTTGTTCGGCATAAACGACAGGGATTTTACCAAATAAGTTTGCTTTCGATTCTTTAGTCCACGTTCCTTCGCTTTGAGTATAAGTAAGAATATTCTCTTCAAGAAACACCTCAACTACCGTGATGTCTTTGTTATCCTCGTCTTTGGTTTTATACCTGCGAGTAAATGCATCCATATCACCGTATTGGTCGAAATGAGGATAAAACTCACCTGTTTTATAATCAAGCAGCATTACGCGGATATCAGCTTCTTTTTCCTCACCTTTTTCAATAGGGTAGAATAGGAGAGCCGCTTTTGTTTCAATCATCACCGTTCGGACAAACTTCTTGATGATACCTTTCATTTTAAGTGTCTTCTCCCATGTGCTCTTAAACTGATCAAATGCATCGTCTGAATCTTCGCTAGAGGCGATTACCATTTCGCCACCAACGCAGAAAGAAGCAGCTGTACGTACAATCTTCTTTGGGAAGGCAAATACAAGTTTGGCAACTTCAATCATCTTACGATCCTTACCTTCACCAATCATTTTATTCTCACGCTTACCTACTGATTTAGTTCGCCGCTCACGCTTCCCTTTATATTCGGCAATGTATTCTTCTGTTTCGCGGTTTTCAACAGTGTCAACGGCTAATGCGTCAATTACTTTGGCGTGTTCGTCACCTGCTTTTGCAATAATATCGTGTACTGAAGGCATAATGCTTTTGCCATAAAATAGAAGGGGTGCTATGGGGTGTAATTAGCTGTAGATAGCGTGAAGATTGAGAAGAGTGAGGAGTTTAATGAGTATCATCTATTATTAAATTAGAATTATTAAGTATATTAGATATTTAATAATTGTATAACTGAAAAAGAAATTAAAAACGTACAAATATGATTGATAGCATGGATTGGATAATAGATAATAAAGAATGGGTGTTTAGCGGTATTGGTGTTTTTATACTTGGTTTTTTACTAAACTTCTTGAGAAAAAAGAATGCTCCAAATATATCTCAAAGTCAGAAAATAGGAAGGGTAAAATCAAAAAAATCATCAATTAAAATCAGCCAAAACCAAAACTAGTGAGAAGACCAATTAATTTGTTTAAAGTTCCTTTTTTATTTTCTGATTATTTTGTTGGTAGGGATGATGATTTAAATGAAATAGAAAAATTACTTGCTACCGAAGATATTATAGCTATTACAGGATTAGGTGGTATAGGCAAAACACAATTAATAACTCATTTTTGCCAGCAAAAAAAGGAAGACTTCAATGTTATATATTGGATTAACGCTGAAGATACAGCAAAAATCAAGAGCGAATTAGATAATTTAGGAAGTCGCTTAGGTATTATACATGAAGAAGCGCCGGAAAAAGTTCACCAGTCAATTGGTAATATAGAAGCATATGATTCTAAAATTGAGATAAACCAGTTTACACAACCAATTAGAAGTGGTAATTATCTTAATGTGATAGATTGGCTTAACGATAATGAAGGATGGCTACTTGTCTTTGATAATGTTGAGAATTATAATGACTTAATAGAGTTTATTCCACAATCCAGGAATGGAAAAGTTATTCTAACGTCTAGAATTTCAGAGTTAGGAAGAATCGTTAAGTATTCGCTAAAAGTACTTACACAAGATTCATCTATACTTCTTCTAAAGAAAATCACAGGGATTCAGGAAAGCGACTCTTTCAAGTTGTTGGCAAATCTTCTTGGACATTTGCCTTTAGCACTAGAACAGGCAGGGGCATACATTAAAGAGGGTGGTATATCCTGTCAGAGTTATATAGATTTATTTAAAGAGTGTAATTCTAAGGTTTTAAATCAAGGGTTAGGTTACACTAATAATGAAGCTACAGTTGCAACCACTTGGAAAATATCACTTGATAAAGTTAATAACGAAGAGGAACTCGCAATTGAATTGCTTAATCATTGTGCATTTATAGAGCCTGTTTTAGAGAATGAAAAAGATGATATCCCCTTAAAATTATTTATATTCAAGGGGGCTGTTGGAAATTCTCCAGACTCAGGCAATTTTAAAACATTCAAGATTGAAAATGAGGGAGAACTTAGAAGACTGCTAAATATATTGAAAAAATATTCTTTAATTAATGTATCTGAAAGAAGCTTTAGCGTTCATAGGCTTGTGCAATATGTAATAAGAAATAGCCTTACAAAGGAAGAAATAAAGGCATATATTGAGAGAATACAGATCATTACAGAATTAAGCTTTGATTTTAATTGGGATACTTCAATTACAGTAAGCAAAAAGAATGAATCTTTTCGAGCTGTATCTTCAATTGTAAGTTCCAGTATTAACTATAATATTATCAATCCAAGCTTCAGTATACTAACACGAAAATTCATCGATTACTGCCTTTATGTTCTAAATGATAAGATATTGGCAAGAGAGTATATCGATAAATACAAAGAGGTATTAAATAAAATTAGTCCATTAAGTCCACTTTCCATTGCAGATTTTAATCTTTTAGAATCTCGTTATTGGTTTGAAGTTAATGGTGATAATGGTAAAATACATATTAATGAAGCAATTAGTCAGTACCATAAATTTTATCTAGCAAATGGACTAAATAAAGAAGTTTTAGAGCAATACTATGCTAGAATTAAGAATGTCTATGTTACATTATTTAAGTACGGATTTATCTGTGAGACTGTCCAATTATGCGAAAGCATTATAAAGAAGTTTCAACTGATTAAGGATAAAGAGGGATGGCTACAATCAATGGATAATGGTAGGTATTACTATTATCAACTTTTGAAATCAGATTCAGAAGAAATTAGAAAAAATCATAGGATTCGAATTGCATTAAGGTTAATTGGAATTGAAAAATCGCTTGTTGGTTACACTGATAAAAATCGAAGTTGCAACATTATATTTCCTATAAAAACACTTTTGGGATTAGTGGATGAAAAATTTCCATATTATAAAAGATTTCAACTAGAACTAGTAGAATTACAAAGAGAATGGTATATATAGTAATCTATATTATTTGACACCACATTTGACACCTCAAAAACAAAAAAAGCCTGCAAACTATATATTTGCAGGCTTTTTAGTGGTCCCTACGGGATTACTTAACGTTTGAACTTAGTATTTTACCAACTGCCAAGACGAAATATTTCTTACCTGGTTCAGCACCCCATTTTGTTTTTCCTTCTCTTATTTCGATGGATTTAAGCTCTATTTCAAATTGATCACGATCCTTCTTGTGTCCATTTGAGAAGGTGATAGTGTCAAAGGGTTTGAAAGTGATTAAACCTTCTTTAATACCTTTAAGAATCGCATCAGCATCATCATTAAGATTATATTGAGCACAGATGCCACCTAGTATACATTCCCATTCTGATTCCTTATGATGATCGCCATGATAAAGCAGGAATCGAACGCACCAATAAAGTTTAATTTCTCGATATTCTTCGGGTTTGATAAGCTTATAGACAATGTCAAACCATTGGCGGATGAGGTTAAGGTGTAGTGTTTTCATCAGTCAGGAATTTTAGTTAAGCCGCCAATATGATATCTTTCAAATTCAAGTAAGAAATGTCTAATTTCTGCTTTGTAATGTTCTGATACTTTATCATCCTTTAATAATAAAGCATAATAATGTCTAATTGCTCCAACTGCATATTTGTCGGTTCCTTTTATTGTAAAGGTTGGAATACCCTTTTGTTGGGCGTCTAAAATCATACTAACTGGGTTCTTCATCTTCCTTCGGTATTAAGTGAAACTCTTTTTTAACTTCTTTTTCATATCCGGCTATTCCATCTTTCAGGCCTTTTTTGTAGCCATCTAGGCGCGCCTGGCTTTGATAAAATGATAACGCCATAGTAAGGCAGACTAAAGCAAATAGTAATCTCCAATCGTTGAATTTGAAGACGAAAGGTTTAAGTGAAAATTCAAAACCTCCAACCCAAAGGATTAGAAGTAAAATGACGATAATTTGTATTGCTGTTTTCATACCTGTAAATATCTACTGTTCGACATGTTAATTATAACTTTTCGTTTGAGTTCACACTCTTCGATGGTTTCACAACGGATATCATAAGTTGAGTCATCTGCCAACCAAAGGCGTAAATATGGCTTGACCCACCACTTACCATCATTAAAAAACCACCTTCTGTTAATCTCATCCTCATACTCTGCAATAGGGTATGAATTTATGCAGAATGGAGGGTTGAAATACCATCCTTCTTCCTGAGTTATCTTCCCAAAAAATTTACGCTCTTTTTGAAAATTAAATCGTTCTGATTCCTGAGCTTCAAATGACCTCATTGAAACAATCTGGTCTACATTGTGATATATTTTCATAATTTCAATCCTCTTTTTAATGTTAATCGTTCGTTTAATGTTCTCACCTCCATAAGCCGGAAGTCGTCGTGTTTAATTCGGCTTGAAAGGGTTGTAGGAGGCATGCAAAGAATCGTTTAACGTACTTCATAGTTTTAGTTTTTAGTAATTCATGATTAGTCTCGTTCGCCATAGCAGCGAACACAGTATAAAATAGAAGTGTATGTTTTGAGGGATTAGAAGAAGCCGTATGAGGACTTGTCTTTTGGTGTTTCGTCTCTTGGAGCATCAAGAAATTCCACAAACTCACGCATCATTATCATATCCATAAAGTCAGGAGAGTGACCGATAATGTTCTTCATTTCATCTTTAGGAATAATACGAAGCTTACCGTCCATATCCATTTTATCGCGCTTAATAGCACGTCTTTCATTGATGATATGGTCTTTGATAGTTTTTTTGTTAACTATCTTTTTGGCTACATCAGGACTGATATACATCTCACCGGCATTAATGCGTTCGCCAAGTTTATAGTACATCTGTGTTTTGCGGTTCTGGTAGTTCTCACCCATAACTGCACGAGCACCGTTGTTAAAAGCAACAGCACCTTCTATAAAGCCATCAATAAAGGATCCTGCACCGTCATCATCATACACAATCTGACTTTGAGGCACTTTGTATTTCTTTGCCATTGCCTTTAGGGCGTCAATAATATCATTTCCTTTAGCTAAAGGCCATACATCAATATCAATAAGCCTGAAACCATCCCACACGCCAATAACTAAAAGGTCAGAACCTTTAAGTGCGATATCTGCAGTAATACATTTACGTCCACCTTCAACAAATTCATTGGTGAACACATCTTTCATCTTAATAAAGTTGATGATATCGGTGCCATCGGTCTTAATCTTCCAGTTACCTTCTAATAATTG